TCTCTACCCTCGGCGGCCTGCTGATCAGCGGCCTGCCAAAGCTGCTTGAGTTCTTCCAGAACAAGAGCGACCAGAAGCACGAGCTTGCCCTTGCGCGGCTCCAGAACGAGCGGGAGCTTGCCCTTGCCGCCCAGGGCTACGCCGCCCAGCAGAAGATCGAGGAAATCCGCACGGATCAAGTCATGATGCAGACCGAGGCGCAGATGACCGAGGCTGCGCTCAAGCACGACGAGCAGGTGCTGGAGAAAGCCCACAAGTGGGTGGCATCCTACGTCGGTACTGTGCGCCCGACAGTGACCTACATCTTCGTGATCGAGCTTGTGCTTATCAACGCCTTCATGGCGGTGTACCTGTGGAATCATCCCAACCTGATCACCAGCATTGACGATGTGGTCAAGTACAGCAGTTTGATCTTTTCCAGTGACGAGATGGCAATGCTGGGCGGGATCATCGGCTTTTGGTTCGGTTCTCGTCAGTGGAGCAAGAAGTGAAACTGAGCAAGGCCGGTGCTGCGATGATGCACAAGTACGAGGGGTGTAAGAACCGCCCGTACCTGTGTCCGGCGCACATCTGGACAATTGGATATGGCCATGTGCTGTACCAAGAGCAGATCCGCCTGCCGATGTTCCGGCCAGAAGGAAAGACCAAAGCCGACATCCCCATGATTCGCAGTGAGTATCCACTCAAACCGGAGGACAACCGTGTCTGGACAAAGCAAGAAATTGATGATCTCTTCGCGCAGGATGTCGCAGATTTTGAACGCGGTGTTCTTCGACTTGTTCCCCCTGCTGTTGGGCATCAAGGCCGCTTTGACGCTTTGGTCTCTTTTTCCTTTAACGTAGGGTTAGGCAACCTCCAGCGTTCTACCGTCCGCATCAAGGCAAATCGCATGGAATTTGAAGCCGCAGCAGATGCCTTATTGCTTTGGAACAAGGGCGGGGGTAAAGTGCTCGCAGGGCTGGATCGTCGGCGCAAGGAAGAAAAGGTATTTTTCCTTTCGAACTAGTTGTTCGAGATGTTTTCACGTGGTAAAATATTTTACCGGTCCGTTAAGGGGGTCCTATGACGACAGCGGCTGTAATGACTTACGACAGCCTAGTTCAAGATATCCAACAGTATCTTGAGCGAAATGACGCGGCTACGGTCAGCAAGATTCCGCTGTTCATCATGCTTTGTGAACAGAAGCTTGCATCCGACATTAAGTTTCTGGGTAACCTAATCGTCAACACGAGCACCATGGTTCAAGGGCAACCGGTGATTGACAAACCGGCCCGTTGGCGCAAAACGGTATCCATGAATGTCACGGTGGGTGGGACCAAGCAACCGGTCTTGCTGCGCAAGTATGAGTATTTGCGTGAGTATTGGCCGGTGGCGACAGACCAGAGTGTACCCAAATACTACTGCGATTATGACTACACTCACTGGTTGATCGCTCCGACACCGGACAGCGCGTATACGTTCGAAGTGCTATATTACGAGAGGGTGCAACCACTCGATTCCAGCAACCAGACCAATTGGTTTACCCAGTATGCGCCGCAAGCCATGCTTTACGGGTCTCTGCTGCAGGCCATGCCGTTTCTAAAGAATGACGGTAGGATAGCCGTTTGGAAACAGGAATATGCCGAAATCGTCGCAGCTTTGAAGAGCGAAGACCTGACTCGGATCGTTGATCGTCAATCTATGGTGTTAGACGCATGAGTTACAACAGCCCATTTACCGGAAACGTCATCCAGCCCACTGACGTTTCGTATCGATCCATCACACTAACTGCGAATACGCAGTTAGAATGGCCGATAAACGGTAGCTATACCGGCGACTACGCAGCTCGAATTATGGAGGTCGCGCCATCGGGACCTAACCTTCAGCTCTGGATGCCTCCAGCGAATCAAGCGTCAGTCGGCCAGGACGCCATGATTCGCAACACTGGTTCCTTCGCGTTCACTGTATATGATTTTGACGGTCAGAACAGCATTGTAACGGTGGCGGCTGGTGAGGCTCAGTACATATACATCACCGACAACCCAGACGAGTCCGGTACTTGGGGTATTATCGCTTTCGGCATAGGTTCTTCTGGTGCCGATGCGGCTACGCTAGCCGGTTATGGTTTGTTGGCAGTAGGCTTGACTCTGAATCAAAGCCATCCAGTGGTGTCGCATTCAAGTAATTACACCGTACTGGACACAGATAGGGCGAAGTTCCTGACTTGGTTGGGTGGAGCGGGGACATTTACCCTTAGTTCTGCGTCATCCCTTGGGAATAATTGGTTCACTATGGTACGCAACAGCGGCACCGGGTCTTTAACAATCAATACTAGCGGTTCCGATTTCATTAATGGTTCTCTTAGTATCGTCCTTCAACCGAGTGACAGCGCATTCGTCGTTAATTCCGGTTCGGCTTTTTTCACTGTAGGCCTTGGTAGAAACACTCAGTTTAACTTCTCGCAGCTCACGAAGTTGGTGTCCAGCGGTACCTACGTTCTCACAAGTGCAGAAGCGTCGAATACGATTCAGAAATATGTGGGTACCCTCGCCGGGAATGTCACCATCCAAGTACCCCCTACTATTCAAGTATATTACGTCCAAAATGCCGTCGATCCCACGGTGAACAATTACTCGCTCACTCTCTCGACTGGTGTTGCGGGGAGTGCTTCAGCGACAGTTCCAGCAAACGCACAAACCATTCTGATTTGTGATTCAGTCAACATCGTGGCTGCAAGCTCAACCATAACGGCCGGTGCCACATCTCTTGCCTTGCTAAACGGTTCGGTGTCGGCTCCATCTCTTTACTTCGCGCTGGAGACAGGCACGGGTCTGTACAGGCCATCTTCCGGTGCTATGGGTCTGGCTGTGCTGGGCACAAACGTCGTTACCTGGAACACAAGCGGCATGACATTACCCGGCGTGGGGACATTTCTAGGGGGCGTTTCGGGGGGCACCTTTTAATGACCGCCAAGGTCTTTGCTCTCGACACCAAAGCGGGGATACAGCGCGATGGAACAGTGTTCGACAAAGAGTATTATGTCGACGGTCTGTGGGTGCGATTCCAAAGAGGCAGGCCAAGAAAGATTCGCGGGTATAGGATCATTGCGGATAAACTATCTGGGCCATCCAGAGGTATATGGGTAAATCCCCGAAATAGCGTTACGGACGTTTTCAGCGGTTATGCTGGAGGGGTGCAATCGTTAACTATTAATTCCAACGGCGACGGCTCTGGACTTGCTGACTTCACGTTGAGTTCATTCACGTCGAGCCCCCTTAACCTATGGCAGTTCGATGGCTTCTTCAATCGTGAGGGGGGTATCGCCTCGATTGTGGCTCATCCTGGCCAGAATCTGGCAGCAATAGCAAATGAAACAAACACTCCGGTGTTGATCGGGGACGTTACTGGCACCACCATGGGTCCGCTTGGTGTGTTCACGATAGCAGCGACTCTCGCCTCTTCTACTACTGTAACTGTGGCCACCACCGCGCTGATCGGTATAGGGCAGAAAGTATCTGGAACGGGCATTCCCGCGAATACGTATGTGGTGGACGTACCATCTACGACCACGTTTACCATAGACAATGCAGCAACAATCACTGGGTCGTCTACGCTCACGATAGATAACGAAGTTTCGGTGTCTGGTGGAGTCGTAGTTCTGCACCCCTACATATTCGTGTATGGCAATGATGGGTTAATCAGGAATTGCGCGGCAGGGAATCCTGACGATTGGGTCGGCGTCGACGCAAACGAAACTAACGTGGCAACGGGCAAAATCGTGCAGGGTCTTCCTGTGCGCGGCGGCTCAAACGCACCTGCGGGGCTTTTTTGGTCACTCGATTCGTTGGTGAGGGTTTCGTACATTGGCGGTGTGGGAACGCCCCCTGCATTCTGGAGATACGACATCGTAACGAGTCAAACTTCGATATTGTCTGGACAATGCGCTATCGAATATGATGGCATTTATTATTGGGTCGCTTCTGACCGCTTTATGCTTTATAACGGCGTCGTTAAAGAAGTTCCGAATAATATGAATCAAAACTATTTCTTCGACAATCTTAATTACAACCAGCGACAAAAGGTCTGGGCTACCAAAGTTCCAAGGTTCGGCGAGATTTGGTGGTTTTACCCCAGGGGTGATTCGATCGAATGTAATGATGCTATTATTTACAACGTTCGCGAGAACACATGGTACGACGCTGGTGGTGCCGTGGGTGCTAGAAGGTCAGCGGGTTATTTCTCTCAAGTGTTTCAGTATCCGATAAACGCTGAGTGGGTGCAAAGCGTTCAAGAAGTAGTTACTTCAGTCACTGTTAACACCACTTCAGGTTCTGCTATTGCGACATCTGACTCCTACGATCCGACTGTCGAGGTTCTGCAAATCGCAAGCGCTTCTTCGATTCCCAGTGGTGCGACCGTTGTTGAAATTCAACAATTCGGCTTGAAAACGCTGGGGAGTCTTGTTGGGGGTGCGGGTTATACCCCGGGTACCTACCCTAACGTGCCTCTCATATATCCCGGCCTTCCATCACCTTCCGAAATCGGTAATGGGGCACTTGCCACCATTGTGATTAATGGGTCTGGTGTCGTAACGACCGTCACGATTACAGACCCTGGGGCGATGTATGTGGTTGGTCAAACTCTGACCGTTGATAGTGCGGATGTTGGTGGTGCCGGAGCGGGATTTCAGATTGATGTCGTAGCTGTTTGGGCGATGACATTGCTGCTTTCCGACCCGGCGACATCGACCAGCACAGTTGTCGCGATATTTGAAACGGTGCCCGGATTGGTGAAGTTGTGGCAACACGAAGTAGGCGTGAACGAAATCAATGGTCAAAATATTAGTGCCATCAAGAGTTCAGTTGAAACGAACGATTTGGGGTGGGTGTCGGGCGGGCCTTCGCAGCCGTCGCCGATC